CGCACCAACTACTGCAGGAGTAGATACGCACCCACTTACATGGTTGTGAAGTTCTTGGTTAGTGCCGGTCTTACCCTGCCAAAGCCAAGAACGCTTAGTTGGTTCCGAGGAACGAACCAAGCTTTGGGTTCAGAGCAGGACTATGGAGAGCCATAGCCCGGTTCCAGAGGGAAATGAGTCTTTTATCGGGTTTTCGTCTAGCAGACGCTGATTCATAGCCGTCATACCAAGAGCGGAGAAAATAATCACTTCTGATGAGTTGATAGTTGCCAGTCTTTGCCATTAAAAGGCGAATAAAGGCTAACCAATGTTTGTCATGTGTGTACAACATCTGATATGACTCAAGTGTTTCCGCACAAACTTCATCAGAAAGGTGGAGCAGTAGCCAAGCATGTTTGGGCCCATAGGTTGGAACACATACGTGAGCGGTGAAGGTATGGCCACCAAACACCACATCAGTTCTGCGTTCAAATTCCTTAAGAACACAACCTGTTAACCCTAATTGCTTTTCATACTCTGGTGTGAGACCAGCGCTAGGTTGCACTGTGTCATCTCCAAGAGCATGCGGCATTGTTTTCCTCCAATTAACTCCAGCTCTGTGTGCTGCAAGAATATGAAGACAGACTTGAGCTATTGAATTGAAACAAATAGTTCCATACCAACCGCTCTTCATAATTCCATATGTTGTCTGTCTAATGTAATTCCTGCCAATGCTAAAGAGACACCCATGGAAAAGGGCAGAAAAGTGGTTCACAAGGACTGTTTGCCACTCATCTGCTTCAAGACCACTAGTAAGCCTCTCTAAGAGCATCACAAAGGCATGCACGACCCATGATTGCATCGTGAAATCCCATTGACTCTTGTCTGCCATGGTAAAGTCGGCCCTTCCTCCACTGCGCGAAAGCAGTGTAGAATAGAGCCACTTATAGCCGCCCGCAGATGGCGTCCAACCAGCTTTGTTTGGTACCTTTTGGTACTCCTGAATCAGTTTGTCACAAAAACCACCGAGCAAGATACGTGAGATCAAATTGTCGACTAATGATACAGAATGTATCAAACGCCAAGCTTGCTGATCTTTCTTCTTAGCCTTATGTGGTTCCGGTTTAATAAAGAGCGCTATTGGATCCAATGACGGATAATGTTTTAAGTGCTCATACCGGGATATGACATGTTGATAGACATAACGGGTCTTTTGCTCATCAACGGAGAAACCATTCCATCCGAAGACTTCCTGGTTTATAGAACCAACTTTGCGCAAAGGTATGCCAGGTGTGCTCGTCCAATCAACATCCCTTATCACCATTTTACGAAAAAATTCGTAGTCTGGAAATTCAGGTATTTCTTGGAAACGGGCTATGGCATAAACCTCTTCAAGCGCATCAACAACCCTAAGCATTTCCTGGCTTGTTGGCCAAGAGCAACTTAGTTTTGCTTGCTGGTGCATGCGGCTTCCATAGCAGAGTCCTTCGTAGAGTGCTTTTTCACTATCGGGGGGCCAACAGTACGCTGACCTGACCTCACACCCTGCGATGGTTTTAAGTTTTCCCTCTTCCGAGGCGGTGATGACATTTTCTCGCGGCGGCGCAACTTTTTGGCTTGTTCCGGAGGAACTGTAAACTTTTCCTGCTCTAAAGCAGGTTGAAGTTGAGTAGCATCGGCAGATTTGGAGGCTTCCACTTCCACAGAAGTATCCACCTTGTGTTTCGTTGCTGATTCGTTCTCCTGTCCACAATCCTCCAGGACTGCTGCAGATGCCAACTTTGCACTCATTTGCGTTTGCTGAAGACGCTTGCGTTCTTTCTGGCGTTGCAGTTTCGCCTTCTTTGCGAGGGATTTCTCCTCCGCAGTCTGTGCAGAAACTGCTGATGCTTGAACATTTGCATCCTTCAGCAACGGTTTGAGAGCTAGCATTTCCGCTAAGGCTTCCTGATACTCCACCATTACAGCAGAGTGTTTTTCCAGGTCGCTCCCAGCTATGCGAAAGCGCTGTTGACATTCGCCCAATTTTTGTTTCAAACCCTCGTAGATTTCGTGCAAACTCTTCTGCTCGGTTAGAGCTAGAGCTTTTGCAGTCAATCGTTCCTGAACTGTTTGATTCATTATTCGGGGAACGTCTAGCGTTGCTTCCGCATTGGGGCCAATTGGTTGTACCGGAATATGGCGGCGATTGCTCGCCGCCTGTCGCACTAAAAAAGGAATTTTTAGTTGATCTTCCTTGTACGCTGGCATTTTGCAAGCCACGTCCGATGCCGCTTCATCGTCATCTTCATAATCATCATCATCGTAATCATCACTGATCTCCGAAAGTTGATCAACACGATACTTCTTCTTCCCACGAGTTTGATCGTAGTACTGTAGGTCATCCTTATATCGGTCTCCGTATGGTGCATAAGCACCATTATCTTCGTCCTCCATATAGATGGTATCATATTTCTCCTGGTCAACAGCATAGTATTTTCCTTTATATTCAAAGATATAACTGCCGTTACCAGAGTCATCAACTTGGACCCAGTGCAAGTCCGGATCATTTCTACGAGCAAGCGTAGAGATCCACTCAGTCGTGTCTTCATTCTTTCCTGCCTGACATTCCAGCAAAGCCATTATGTAGGGCAGGGCGATTCCGAGGTTGTAACCAGATCCATGGGGTCCCCGTCGGAGGTGGACTGCGTAAACAGTGTTTTTGCCACTGTAATAGACCCCTCCTGAGAAACCTGGTCTGGTTGACCCATAGTATTGGATGACTCCAAAGGCTGAATCAGCCTTGAGGTCACCCGTGCTATAGTAGCCCGTTGCGGGCGGTTCGCCGCTAGCGACGAACGACCCCGCGGTCGCAATGATTTGTTGATTGAGGAAACCCGGACGGGCTTCACACATCCCGATTCGCGAGAAACTTCCCGGTTGCAATTTGAAAGCAACAACGTCGGCCGTGACAGTAATTGCGTCTTTGGTTTGAACAACGACGTAGTTTTCTGTACCTGGCTCAACAACATAGAACTCGCTCGATCGGCACACAACATGATACGGTACGATGAGATTATCACCGACTCTGATGCTGTTGCCAACCCGTAAATACGAGCCGACAGCAGCAGGATTTTCAACAATGACCGGCCGCATACTGTGTGGTAACTTGTCTGCCTCAATCGGCAGTATAGGACTGCCAGAAAGAGGGGACTCATCAACCTCACCAGTTGTTGTAGGCACTGTCGCAGCATTGAGGCGCGCTTTGAGAGTAACCCCATCACGCATACTGGACAAGCAGCGCTTAAGCACGTAGAGTGCCACCGCGCTGCATGCTGCACCAACAACATACTTTCGTAATTGGCGGTTTTCGTTGAAAGCCACCCTAGCCCGCGTGAGCAGGCTTGAGTTGCTTGAACCCCCAGTGTAGCCACAGATAACAGTGACTTTTGAAGACATTGCATCCTCCATGTACTGGTTGTTTTTTTTTCGTTAATGATATACAGATATGTTCTGTAAGCGATTATCGTAACGACACTTTAACCACT